GCAGGCCGGTGGCCTCGCTCAGCGCCGTAAAGATGGGGATGCCGCGCTCGGCTAGCTGGTTCAGGTTCTCCAGCTCCACCTTGCCCTTGGCCTGCACCTTGGCGAAGATGGCTGTGATGTCCTCGATGCTTTCGCCGGAGGTGGCTGCGATGTCGCCGAGGAATCCCAGCTGCTCGTTCACCTGGCTGATGTCCGTACCGGCCGCCAACAGCTGGCGAGCGGCTCCGGCAATCTCCTCGATTTGGAACGGGGTGGCTGCGGCGAACTGGTTGAGCTGGTCCACCATGGCGCCCGCCTGCTCAGCTCCGCCGGTGAGCGAGATGAACTGCGTCTCCATGGTCTCGAGGTCGGCGGCGGCTTTGACGGCCGCAGCGCCCAACCCCACAATCGGCAGCGTCACGCCCATGGTCATGGATTTGCCCATGTCCATGATGTTGTCCGACGTCTGCCGGATCTGCCGTTGAATCTTGCCGAGCTCTTTGTTGAACTCGCGGGTGTCCGCACCGACGCGGACTATGAGGTCGCCGAGTTTAGCCATGGGTGCTCTTTGCTATTTGGCGCAAGATAGCCATACCATCCGCAGCCGGTTTGCGCTTTGCCTCCCAGGGGAACTCGGCGATGTCCTCCGGCTTGAGGCGCTTCTTGGTATGTGGGTTTAGCAGCAGGCAGGCCAGCCACCGGGTGCGCTCCCACTCGCGCTGATCGCGCTCCTTTTCGAGCTCAAAGAAACCTGTGGCCGCGTTGTTGAACTCGGCGAATGTGAGGCTGTAAAGCACAGACGGGGTCAGGCCCAGCTGGCCCAACCCCGTCGCTTCAATGTCGTCCCAGTTCAGGGCTTTGCCTTTGCCGCGCTTTTTTTTTGATCGCCTCCGAGCAGGACCGCAACGGCCTGCGTAAGGGTCTCAAGGTCGGCGATGGTGCAAAGCTCCAAGAAGTCGTCCACCGTCAGGTCCCACGTGTGGCCGTTCGCCTTGGCTCCTGCCTCGGCAAAGTAGTAAGCCAACTCCGGGATGCGGGTGACGTCTGTCTGGTCGATGTTCGCCACCTTCTGCCCGCTGTTCTGTTCGAACTTGCGCCACGCCCCGAGGGATGCGCGCAGGGTGAAGGTGCGGCCGCTTAGTTCAATTAGCATCAGACGATGGTCTCACGTACGACAGCGCCGGTGAGGTCCATGGTCAGTGACCAGGTCACGTTGTCCTCGAAGCCAGCCGTTTGCTCGATGCTCGTAATGTAGCCCGCGACGTCGAACTCTTGGTCGCCTGCGTTTGGCAGAGCCGTTGCGCCGACGTTCGTGAAGACCGCAAAGACCTTGGTCCCTGCGATTTGGTAGGCGACCAAAGCGTTGAAGCTGTTGGTAGCGTCCTCAGCGAAGATGCCGCTGACGTTGATGCTTGCCGACTTCAGCGCCGGGAGGATTTCGCGCCAGCCTGCGGAGGTCTTGGTGGTGATGTCGCGCACGTCGGTGCTCAAAGAAATGCTGCACTCGGTCACCTGGCCGACCACGGTGTGCGTGCCGTCTTGGGTGCCGGTGAAGAATCGGATGTTGGAGGCGTTAATGACGCCAGTTGTCTGTGCCATAATTACAGAGTGTTTTCGGGTTGTGGTTCGGGTGCGGGTTGATCTGTGAGCTCAGGCTGCGCGGCCGGTGCCTTCTTTGCCTTGGCTGCTTTCTTGTAGAACTCGTCCTCCGGGTGCGGGTCGCAGTACTCGCCCTTCACCAGGATGCGGTAGAACTTCATGGAGACCTCGACGGTCTTGCCCTCTTCCCAGTTGTAACCGTAGAGGTTGAGCGGCTTTTTGAGTGTCACAATCATGGCCCGAATGTACGGAGTTTGCCTTACTTGGATTTCCGCTGCGTGATGTACCACTGTCCGCCGATGCAGTGCACGGTGATGCCGTCGTAGGAGCGGTCGAGAGTTGCACTCGTAGATCCGTCGATTGATACCGATGTATCAGATAAGGCCCTCGACAGTAACAAGGCCCGCTGGTTCGACAGGTTGCTTCCGGTCTTCACTCGGATTTCTCGGCCTTCGTTGCCGCTTACAACTGGCAGGTAAAGCACAGCCAAACCAGTGCCCGATGCCGTTGCATAATTTGCGAAGATGAGGTGGTCGTCGGAGTTGACGTCGAACGTGGCGCCGACGGTTAGCGTCAGGGTGCGCGGCTCGTCGTACACCGCACCGCGGATGTACAGGTCGGGGCGGATGGCAGATGTAGCGGGCAGCACCTGGTTGCCGCGGTCCACGCGCACCTCGTAGTCGCTCATCACCCGGTACAGGCGCTGCGGCTCCTCGAAGTCCATGACCTCGGTGATGTACTGAATCGACTGCACGTTGACGCCGGAGTAGGTGCCGCTCCGCCGGTCGAGGCAGGTGCGTACCGCGTCGCTCAGCTCGATGGCTCCGGCGTAGGTAGGCGCGTAGCAGTTGACCTCCACGCTTGCCGTGTCGAGCGCAGACGGTGCCGATTGCACGTCGGTCGGGTCGTTGCTGCGAATGTTGTAGACGACGTAGGGTTTGGTCTGCTCCTGGTCGGCAATCTCCGGGAATACGCGGGTGCTCACGATAGCGCTGATGGGCGCGTCGTTGGTGAGCAGGTAGTAGAGGGCTTTGCCGGCAATCATCGCATGTACTTTTCAAATTCCTGTTTGAGCTCCTGCTGCAGCTTCACGCGCATTTGCGCCTGCGTCGCTTCCATCGCACGACGGATGACCTTGTAGTTCGGGTGGCTGGCCGACTTGCCGCCGAACTGCTCCGGAAAATCGCCTTCCTCTACGATGTGGGCAAACCAGCCGTCAGCCGTCGCGGGCACCTTGCGCTTCATCGGGTGGTTGGCGCGCGGTCCTGCCAGCACCGTCGGGAACTTGTTGTCGGGTGACCAGGTGCCCATAGAGTCGCGCAGCTGGCCGCGGTAAACAAGCAGGGCGTCCTTGCTTGGCCGCACCACGATGTCTCGCTTGTACGGCTTAATCATGCCCTTGGCTTTGCGCACGAATATCTGCGCCACCTTGCGGTACCGTCGGCGTACGTCTTTCTCGTTGATAGCGCCGAACTGGGCCGCGCGCTCCAACTTCTTAAAAACGTTTTGCTCGAGCTGCCAGTAGATCATTCCCGTATGGTGCAAGTGAGGCGCAGGCCCTCGTTTCTTCCTATCTCCTGAATAGCCTCGATGTTGTACGCCTTGCTGTTGTACGTCACCCGGTCCTTCGGCGTCACGCCCGCCACCGTCGTGGAGTAGCGGATGATGAAGTGCACCGGCTGCTTGCTCATCAATTGCAAACTCTGCAACTGTTCGCTGCCGGAGCCTTCGCGGAAGATGACGTCGGCCCAGACCACCGCCAGCGTCGTCCACGCCGAAGTCCGCTCGCCGTACGCGTTCGTCGTCAGGGTAGCCCGCTCGATGACGATGCGGGAGTCCATACGGCCAAACTTCATTGCAGCACCCGGTAGGGGCTGACCAGGGCGTCGATGCCCAGTTTCAGCCGCGTGGTAATCGTGCCGGTCACTTCCTCCACCCGGTTCTCGTACAGGTGGCCCACGATGAGGCGCACCGCCTGAAGAAGCGGCGTGGGGATGTCAGCCTCTGCGTAGCCGACAGTCATGTTTACGCGCACCCGGTTCAGGGCGTCCGTGTACAGGTCGGGCGGGCTCACCCACTGCAGCCTAGCAGGTTTGGTCTGCAGGTCATAGTAGTATTTGCTCGCGTCGAGGGTCAGGAGCGTGTTGGCCGTCGACAGGTACTGCACGCTGCTGATAGCCGCCACCGGCCCGATGGGGATGCGGGTGGGGTAGAAGCTGTCCATGTAGCCTACCGCGGTCACGTCGCCCAGGCGCGTGTCCGTCATCCCCTCCACGTAGGTGATGGCCACCTGCCGCAAGGCGGTGATGTACGTGTCCTCGTCCGCGTGATCTACGCGCAAGAACTCCTTAAGCGCCGCCACCGTCACGATGTCGTTGAGCACTGGCGCGCTGGTGATGGTCACTGTCATCATGGCCCGAAAATACAAAAGCCCGGGGGAGTGCCCCGGGCCTTTGCTATGTGCTCAGCTCTGCTTAAGAAGCGGTGATGTCGTTGCACTTCGCGAGCGCGTTCGGCTGGCGCGTGTCGAAGTCGAAGAAGCGGTTGACGTGCAGAACGATCTGCGCGTTGCCTGCTGCGCTGTACGGGTCGACGAGCAGGTCGATACCTCCGAAGTAGGCAAGGATAGCGCCCTGCTGGAAGTTACCGAACAGCATCTGACCGACAGATCCGGCCGTAGCGTCAACCAAGTATGGCGTGGGGATGGCGCGGTAGCCGTTGAAGGTGCCCGAAGCGAGGTCGAACAAGGCAGAAACCGATGATACCTGCGCTTGATTCTTAGCCAACTGGTAGGCATACGGGCTCATAACGTAGAAGGCGTTGCTCAGGTCGGCGCCGTCTGCAAGGACCGCTGCCTCCATCGCTACCGCGAGGGCTGCGTTCATTACCGTGTTGGTTGCACCAGCCGTAGTGAGGTCGTTCATCGTGGCACCGTCGAGCGTGTCGAACGCCTTGGTGTCGATGAAAGCGTTCATGGCGTTTTGCAATTCCTGCGCGATAAGCAGGTCGACTGCGTTGCCGCCCTGGAGCAGGAGCTGCTTCGAGTAGGTGGTCTTTGCAGATACGCGCTGCGGAGCGAGCGTGACCTCGTCAAGCTCAAGGCCGGATGCTGCGTTAGCGTCGACTTCGCCTTCTGCCGTGCCAACTGCTGCAACCGATACGCGCGGGAACTTCAAGTTGCCCGTTGCGCCTTGGATGACAGTCGTGCCCAGACGCTCGATGACCGACGGAGCGCGCAGAGCTTCGATAGCTGCGCCAACGCCGACCGATACGAATGCTGCACCGTCCGTGGTAGCGCCGTATGCGCCTGAGGTGAAGTTGTCAGCAGATGCACGGTACAGAGCTTTGGTCGGGATAGCCACCTGGCCAACTGCCTGCAAGCCTTGGGCCCGCATCTCGCGCTGTGCCTCCTGTGCCCACTCCGCCTCGGCGCCCTCCAAAGAGCGGCCGTTAGCTGCCTGCATGATAGCACGGCTCAAGCTGAAGTGACCGTTGACGCGCTCGACTTCGCGCTGCTCGCCGCGGCTCACAGCTTCGCCGCCTACCATCCGTGCAACCATCGCCTCGTGATCGGCGCGGTGCTTGATCTTCTTGTCCAAAGCCTCGACTTCACCGACGAGCCACGCGGCGCGCTGCTCTTCTGCTTCAGTCATCAAACGACCGTCGCGGTCGGTTCCTTCGACGAGGGCGACGTGCTCCTCGTAGTGCTTGGCGCGGAGCGCCTTCAACTCGTTCAAGTTCATGGTGTGGGTGGGTTTATTGGGTGCGAATTTATGCACTGGTAAATTAGGGGTCTTGCGTACTTCGGTCTCAGCTGCCTCAACTGTCTCGGCTGCCGCGACTGCCTCGATAGGCGCGTCGATAGCTTCGAGGATTTCTTCCACCACCTCGTCCTCCGGGCCGGCCGCCTTTGCGCGGGCGGCCACCGTCGTCGTGGGGTAGGCAGGATAAGTGACTGGGCTGACGTCGAGCAGGGCGCCCATCTTGGTGATGGTCCGCAGGTTGGCCTTGCGGTCCCAGTCCTCGTCGGCAATCGTGAATGCGAACGAGCTCTGCGAGATGTCGCCGCGCTTGATGAGCTTGTACAGGTCGCGCCCTTCGGTGGTGTCGGCCAGGCGCGCCGTGTAGCGCAAGCCGGTGTCGTCCACCTCCAGATCCAGGGTGCCGTTCGTGGTCCGAGCCAGCGGCACGCCCGTGTGGTTGATGAGCAGCCGCACGTCGTCCTGCATCACCCCGTCGAAGGCTCCGCGGGCGATGCGCTCCTTGAAGTAGCCGATGTCGGTGATGTCGTCAAAGACGGCCGCATAGCCGCTGACGGTGAGGGTGTCGTCGGAGGCGGCACGCACCTCGCTGACGCGCAGCTCCACCGCCTCGCCGTACTGCGAGCGCACCTGCTCGGGCGCCTCAGGCGTTGTCGTTGTCTGTGTCATTGTTTCCGGTATGTTCTTGAGTTTCCATGCCGCTCGACTCCGTGCTCTCATGCGCCAGCTTCTCGCTGTACTGGCCGAAGTACTCGAGGGCGATTTGGTTCACCTGCACCGTGTGCACGTCGCCGCCGTTTACCGGGTTCAGGTCCTCCTTCATGCGCACCTCGTTAATCGACAGCACGCCGGCCTGCAGCATTTGGGTGTAGAAGTTCGAGCGGGCCGCCATGTCGCCGCGGTACAGGTCGGTCATATCGTGGCGGCTGTAGATCTGCGGGCGTTGGAAGGATTGGATGAGCTTACGGTCCACCTCCTGCTGCAGCCGAATCGCCCAAGGCGTGATGGTGTGGCGGGCAAATTGGATGCTTTGCTGCTCGACGTTGTTGAAGGTCGACTGGCCGGGCACCTGCACGAGGTCGGGCGGCACGCTGAAGATTCGGCAAATCTCCTCCGCTTGGAACTTGCGCGTCTCGATAAACTGCGCTTCGTCGGGCGGAATGGTCAGCGCCTGATACTTCATCCCGTAGCTCAGGAGCTTGACGCCTGCGTCGCTGCTCTCCTTCCACGACTTGGCCAGCTGCGCCAGCTGCTCCGCCTTCATCGGCTGCTCGGGGGCGAGGATGCCCGACGGCCGCGCGCCGTTGGCGAAGTACTCCGCGCCGTAGTCCTGCACCGCTTTGGCCAGCCCGAGGTTCTCGCGGTGGGTGCGCAGCGGGCTCATGCGGCCGTGGTTGGCAAGCTCCAGCATGTTCTCCGGGCGAACGATGCCGAGGTCCTTCACTACGTACACCTTCTCGCCTGCGATAATTTTTGGCTCGACGTCGTAGTAGTGGAGGATGTCTAGCTGCACCGCGTCGCCACGGTTGTCGCGGGTGATCATGGCGTAGCCTACGCCGTACATGAGCGCCTGGGTGTACAGGGCCTCAAAAAACTCGTAGGCGGTTTGGTAGCCGTTGGGCTCATACCGCACGAGGTCAAATGCCGGGTGGCTCTCCGCCAGTGTCACCTCGCGCCCGCTGCGTTGGTAGATGTTGAGGGCGAGTGACGCGCAGGTGGACGAAATCCGGTAGATGCACGCGTAGACGGTAGAGAGCGCAAGGGCGCCCTGCTCGGTGACGGTCACGCCTGCCGCGGTGTTGCCGTATATGCCCAGCTCGCGCGCAAGTGTGGCGCTGTCGAACTTGCCCACGCGGGCCCGCTTTTGGATGCCGAGGCGCTCGAGGATAGTAGCCATGTGCGCCAAAAGTACTCAAAGCGAAATAACGCCCCAGAACTCCTCGCCGCTCCCGCTCGTGCGGTAGTGGCTGTACTCGTTCATCGCGATGATGGAGGCGATGATGCCGTCTACCTTCTTGGTCTCGCTGCGCTCCTTGGTCACACGCTTGTTCTCGTTCACGTCGGTGTACACCACCGCGCAGCCCATCTGCCACCGCAGCACCTCGTTGCCGCCGTGGACGATGTTACCCTGCATCACCTGCATCTCAAACTCCTTGGTCGGGCCGTTCATAGTGGTAATGTTCTGCGCCATCGGCCGCATGTCCACGTCCTCGCTGATGAGCTCGCTGACGATGTAGGTCGAGAAGCGTGGGTCGTAGCCGATGGAGCGCAGGTCGTACTTGCCGGCCGCCTCGAGGATGTGGTCCTTCACGATGCGGAAGTCGGTGACGTTGCCGGGCGTCACGGTGATGTGGCCCTCCCTCGCGAAGCGCATGTAGTCGATGCCCGCGCTCAACTTCTTGCTTTCGGCCTTCTCCTGGTTGACGAACTGGTGGACCTTGAGGTAGAAGCAGTCGGCGTCGTCGTCGCGGAACAGCAGGGCGAAGGCGGTGAGGTCGGTGGTGGATGCCAAGTCAAGGCCGCCCCAGCAGGGCAGCCCGCGCAGCACCTCGTCGGGCGGCAGCGGGTCGGCACCGCGCATGAAGATGTCGTCCGGGATCCACGCGGTCTCGGCTGTGGTCCATACGTTCAGGTTCAGCCGCAGGAACGTGTTAAGGTAGCTGGGCACGTTCTTGGCCTTCTGCACCTCCTGCTCGAAGTACTCTTTCCGGCAGATGCTGCCGTAGCCCGGGTTGGCTTTCTGCCAGGTGGCCTCCTGCGTCCAGTCGTCGTCGGGGTCCGCGCCGTACAGCACCGGCAGGAACGTCTCGTCCACCAGCGTCCCGGCCTTCACCTGCCGGGCGTACTCGTGCACCTCCCAGCAGATGCTGTTGCGGTCGTGGCCCGCGGTGGTGAGGGCGATGATGAGCGGCTGGGTCCGCGCTCCGGTCGACGTGACCAATACGTCCCACAGGTCACGGTTGGGCTGGGTGTGCAGCTCGTCGAAGATGACCGCATGGCAGTTGAAGCCGTGCTTGGTGGAGGCCTCGGCGCTGATGGACTTGTAGAAGCTCGACTTGTACTCTACCGAGTTACGCAGCACCTTGCACCGCTTGCGCAGTTCGGGGTTGTTGTGGATCATCTCCTGGGCGACGCTGAAGACGATGTTGGCCTGCTGCCTGTCCCCAGCAGCCGAGATAACCTCAGCACCTGGCTCGCCGTCGCTGAACAGCATGTACAGTGCGATGGCTGCCGAGAGGTTCGACTTGCCGTTCTTCCGCGGTATCTCGACGTAGCAGGTGCGGTACTTGCGCCTGCCGTCGGGCCGCTTCCACCCAAACAGCGGGCGGATGATGTCGTCCTTTTGCCAGGGCTCGAGCAGGAACGGCTTGCCGCCCAGCTCGCCTTTGACGTGTGTGCAGAAGCGCTCGATGAAGTTCACCGCACGGTCTGCGGCCGCTGCGTCGTAGTGGTAGTCGGTCACCCGAAGTAGGTCTCAACTTCGGTCGGCTCGTCTGCTACCCCTTTCATTTTGTACTCAATGCGCGCTATCAATCCTTGCTTGCGCATCCGCGCCTCCTTCAGCTGCTGCCACTCCGGGCGGGCCCGGCTGTAAATGTCTCCCGACTTGCCAACCACCTGGTAGGTCGTGCCTTGTAAGTCAACAAACTCCTGAAGCTGCTGCTCCTCCACCTCCACGCATGCCAAGGTCCAGATCATCGACTGCATCCCAGGCGTCAGGTCCATAAATGAGGCGTACTCCGCGAGCCGTTGGGCATACTTCTGCTCCTGTGCTTGTGTCATGTTCCAAATTTCGGCATTTTACCTAAATGTTCGGAGTTTGCACAATGTGAACTGGTCTAACGGCAGGGATGACATGGCGTTCCGAGGCATTTTCCGCACCCCCTATCCCCTCCGTGCATGCGCCTCGTGGGCGGTCTTGATGCCGTGGCACCGCCTGCATAGCGTCTGCCAATTGGCTGAATCCCAGAACTCTCCGCCGTCTGCCACTGCGATGATGTGGTCGACGAGCGTTCCGAGCTGGTCGCACCTGGTGCAGATGGGGTTGTTGCGCAGATGTACTTCGCGGCTTCTGCGCCACTGCATCGACCAGTAGCGGGTATCCTGCTGCACCGTCTCGAAGGGAATTTTCTCGCGGATCCATGGCGAGCGGCGTCTGCCTTTGGGTATGTACGCCATCACTTAGGGCGGAATGGTGGGTGGCCGGTAATCTCGTATAGCCTGGTCAGCACCTTGGCCATGCGCCACTCGAAGATGCTCTTGTCTTTGTAGTCGCAGTATGTGGTCAGCAGTTCAAGCCGCTTACTCCTCAGCTCTTCCAACTCCTCCCTCTCTTCCGGCAGGATGTCCCACTCGCTTGACACTGGCGAGAACTCCTGCACGCGCTTTAAGCACTCGTGCCATCTCCACCAGCTCTGCCACCTTGTACGCTCTGTGGTGGAGCGCTCGCTGCATAACTGCATGAGCTCGTCCCGGCTCTTCACGTTCGAGAGCGCAGCCAAAAAGCCATTGTTCTCCTGCTCGGTAAATGTTGCAGGAAACGCACTGTACGCGGCAGTTGTCCGGATCCCAACGGGTAGCCCAAAAGCGTCGAGAGGCGAAATGTCCGCACTGAAGGCTGGTGACGTGGTCCTGCTTTCCGCATGTAAAGCACCGTGCGATGCCGTGTCTGTCTGCTGCTTCATAGCGCACCACCTTGCTGAACCACAGGTCGACCTTCTTCACCGCTTGGGCGTGTGTGGGCTGCTTGCTCTTGGGCTTCGCCTTGGGCTTGGTATGCAGCTGCCTGCTCGCTTTGCTGTCTTTCGCCATCGCTGGGAAATATAGCCCGCTTGGGTTTGTACTCCGGCAGGTCGAGCAGGTCGGCGATGGCCGTGAGGCTGCGCAGGGGTGCGCTGTTGGGAGTGGTCTGCGGGTAGACGTCGGGCAGGTAGCGCGCCTGGTGGCGTTGCTGGTAGAGGGCCCGCTCGTTGGCGTACTGGCGCAGGCACTGGCGCAGCTGCGGCGCTTTGAATCGCTCAAACCACTGTTCTTCTCCTAGGCGCCCGGTGCGGATCATGGCAAAGGCGTGCTGAAACTCGCCGAGGGTCCACCCGTGGAACTCGTGGAGCACAGAGAGGGCGTCGTCGTAGTCGGTGGCGGTCCGCATGGTGACCTTCACCTCGAGCGCTTCGACCAGTTCGCGCAGGGCGCGGATGAGGGCGATGTTGAGGGCGTCGGCGTCTGCGGCAAGGGCGTCGCGCAGGGCAGGCGTGTTGCGTGCTGCCTCGAAGGTCTTAGGGGCGGTACTTGGCCACCAGTTCTGCGAAGTCGTCAGGGCCGATGTCGCGGCCGCGTGGCCGGTCGTTTGGAGCCCGGCGGGTTGCTTTTCCATCATTCAAAAATTCGGATTTTCCATAAATAGTCTTTGAGTTAGTCTTTGTACTAGTCTTTGTATAGGTTGGTGCTCGCCCATGAGCACCCCCCCCCTCACCGGTGAGCACCCCCCCCCTCACGGATGAGCACCCCCCCCCTCGCCGGTGAGCACCCCCCCCGAGGCGTAGTTGGCGCCCAGTTCTGCCTGTGGGAACTTCCACTCGCTCGAGCCAGTTCTCGGCCTCGAGCTTGGCGAGGATGCGGCGCACGCTGTTGGAGGATAGCCCGACGAGGTCGGCGAGGTGCTGGTTGCTGACCCAGCATGCCTTGCCGTTCGCCTCGAAGCTGTACACCTCCGCCACGATGACGCGCTCCACGATGGAGAGCTCTTTCGCGGACCATAGCCACCCGGGGATGTAGACGCCTTTGTCATCGGCCGTTGTCATTTATGGGTTCTTTTTACAACGGTCACCCGTAGATCTCGCGGTGAAGCAGTTCCTCGTGGTACATGACCTCGCCCAGTATCTGCGTCTCGGTGACGTTGCACTGGGTGACCATGGTGGGCATGTGCTTCAGGAGGCCCTTGGGGTTCTCCCGGATCCACTTGTAGACGGTCTGCTCGGTGACGCCGAACGCCTCCGCCGCGCTTGTGATGCTCCCGTAGTGCTTGCGCAGGAATAGTGCTAAACTGTCCATCAGAAGGGGAAGTCGGTGGTGGTGGATGGGGTGTCGAACGTCGGCGCCTGCGTCTGTGCTGTGGTGCGTCCGTAGACGATGTGCGTCGGCTGTGAGGGCGGCAGCATCGCGTTGGACGCATTTTGAGGCACCGCCTTGCCACTTTCGGAGGCTGACTGGCCCACTACCCTAGCCGCCTTCAATTCGAGGTAATGGCGGCCGTTGTATTCGCGCGAGTTCAAATACACCTCGAAGGTGAGCTCGACGTCGGTCCGGAGGGTGAGCGCTGTAGCTACGTCGTCCCCTTTGAACTCGATGGGGTACTTGTTGCTGCCGGCCTGCACCACGACGGTGCACACTTGGAATCCGCTGGCGAAGGTCTTGGGCTCGAGGATGTCTACCACGGTCCCAGTCAAAGAGAGTTTCATGTTGTTGGGGTTTAGTGTTTGAAGAAAACTCGGCGCATCCATCGCGCCATGTCAGTCTGCGACCAGTAGCCGCGTGAGTCGGGTCGGGATTGTGCCTGGGTGAGGCGCATGAGGTGCCAGGTGTAGCTGTCGTCATCCATCGGGCCCCACAGGATAGCCGTCTCGGTCTCCTGATCATCCCACAGGTCGGAGGCGGCCTGCATGTTGAGCAGCTTGATGCGGCGGGCCTCGATGAAAGCTGCGGCGTCCTGCTCGGCTTGCTCGAAGAGCTCGTCAAGCTCCATCACAGCTCGTCCTCACCCATCACGCCCAGTTCGTACATGCCGACGAGCTTCAGCACCACCCGCGACAGGGCCCGCTTCTCGGCCATAGCCACCGGGTAGGGGTTGCTGTTGTTCTTGGCGCTCACCTCGCCGTAGGAGGTCACCCGCCGCTTGTCCATGAACCCGTCGGCTTGGATGACGTAACGGCCTTCACTGGCGTCGCTCCATGCGTACACCGGCAGGAAGTCGACGGTGATGTCGAGCTTGGCCTGCAGGTAGTCGATGCCGGCCCGCGTGACGATGATGAACCCGCGCCGGTCGGCGTGGAAGTGGTGGCCGCGCATGCCGTAGCGCTCCGCGAGGGCTTTGAACTCTTCAGTCGGCTTGCCCATGGTCGTCAGATTTGGGGATGTCGTCCAAGCCTTTGAACCAGTCGGAGATAGCGTAGTAGACCAGCAAGGCCACCGTCAGGAGGGCGACTGCGCCCACGATGTACACCGCCACTGTGATTGTTAAATCCATCATTGCGGTCAGATTTCGTCCTTTAAAGCGGCATTTTCGTACATGCGCTCCATCACCCGCCGGGCCATGGCCATGCCAAGGACCATCTCGGGGTTCTGCTTTTCCATCCGGATCTCCATGCGGACCAGCTCACGTGTGAGGGCCGCCAGCATCTGTGCGTGTGTCATGTTCATGTGTTTGAACTGCTAAGAATCACTTAGCTGTTGATGAATTTGAGTGCGTTGACCTCTGATACGGAGATAGGCTCAAAAGGTTTCCACCCAAGTATTTCAAAGACGCCTCGCTCGGGGTCGGTGCCCCACCACTGTGCCTTGCCTTCGATGGTGCGGTCCACCATGTAGTTGATGCGGCTTTGGTCCTTGGAGTACTTCCACTTGTAGGCGATGAGACACCACGTCTCGGTGGTAGGCAGCTCGCTCCAGTGCCGCCACTTGATGTCCTGGGCGGTGTTGTCGGTTGTGTTGATCATGGTTCTTGGGTTCTTCTAAATACCAGGTCAAACCGGCCTTCAAGCCAGCCGTTGTAAAAAGAGGCCCAGTCCAGGCCCTCGTGGTCTATCTCGTTCCAGCGCTCACGCGCTCGTCCGATGAGGTCGGTGCTGTTCATCGCACGATGATGTCTTCTACGCCATGGCCCTCGAGGCAGAGCAGCAGCTCCGTACGGCACCGCTCCACCACGCGGGCCTCGGCCTCGTCCATGTCGCTGTGCTTAAGCTTTTGGCGGGTGGCGTACAGGTGCTCGCGCACCGCGTTCACCAGTCGCGTGGATCGGACCGCAGCATCAAAGCCGTCCTCCTCCTCCGGCAGGTTATACGTCAGTGTAGCTCTCATCTTTAGAGGCGTAGTAGGCGGTGCGGATGCGCTGCCCGATGGAACGTTTGAACTCTTCGAGTAGCCGGTCGAGGTCGCGCTCCCACTGCAGGTCGTCCTGCCATTCATTGAAGTCGCGCGGCGCGCGCTCCGGGTACGAGGTGCTGCGGATGTTAGGCATGTGTGCGGTAGTTGCGAAGTGCTTCATCGATGAAAATGTCCATCTGCGGGAACAGTTCGGTGAGGTAGGTGATGTCTACCGTAGCCTCGGGGGTCTCGAATAAGACCTTGAGGATGTCGGCTTGCCACAACTGGTTGCCGGGCTCGTTGTCTGCGTCCCATCCGCCATCCCACTCGATGACCAGGTACCGGCCTTCGCCGATGTCGATGCTGTGCTCTTTTGCCATGTCTTTTAGTTTGTTTGACGTGCCAAACGTACTAAACTTTTCCATAGAATCAAGAGGCGGCCTAAAAAAAAAGAGCCCCCGCCGTTGCAGGGGCCCTTCTACAAACTAACCAAATGAAACGGATGCGCTGTTACTCGCTTTTCAAAGATAGGCACAGAGGCGTCACCGCCACCGCGCACAGGACCACGGCAGGCCAAGTAACGCCGTGAGTAAGTATATCATTACAGGCAGTTAGGGCGATGACGCCCCCGACAGTTCGTTTCGCGCTCCACCGCTTCAGGTCGCCCTTGGTCTTGAAGACCTCGGTCAGATCCATAGACGCCAGCGCCCTGGCTATCCACGGCGCGACGTTCACGGCTTGTTCTTGCCCATCACCACCGCGTTCAGAATCCTCTTCAGGATGTCCACCACTGAGTCGTCTTTCGAGGTCTCGGTGAGTGCTGTGACCGTGCCCATTAAGCCGACCACGGCGAGGGCGATTTCGGCCCAGTGCGTAGCTAAGAAGTCCCACATGACAGATGTTTAGGTTATGTTGCCTCCCGGAAAGATAGGCATATCGTGTTGGTCTCGTCCTTCGCCACCCGGCACCGCCGCCACTCCACATCCATCCACCACCCGCCGAGGCGAGGCTGTTGGAATCCCTTCTCCACCTCCCAACCGGCAAAGCGGTCGAGCTTCTTGTAGCTGCCCAGCTTGAGGTGGTGCACCGTGTCGTCGTAGACGTTCAGGTGGCGGTTGATGCGCTCCACGCTCATCGGCACGTGCCACTTCTGATGCGTGTGGCCGCTCACGATGACGTCTGCGTCGGGCCATTCCTTCTGATCCAGGTCGACGTTCAGCACGCCCTTGCTCCTAGGCGCGTTGCCTCCGTAGCCATGGTGAAAGTGCAGCATGCGGTCGTAGGTGCTGCCCCTCTCCGGGCCGTTGCGCTTGTAGGTAAGCTGCACCCATCCGCTGTACGGTCCTGCCACGATGCCGCCGCCCAAAGCGCCAACGAGCCGGTCGATAGGGGAGGTGCTCAAGCGCTTCTCGATGTTGGTCTCGTGGTTGCCTCGGGCCACCATTGCAAGCACCTCGCGGTAGGGCCACAAGAAATCGACCGCGTCGTTGATGACGTCGTCGAGGTAGGTAATGGACTTGTACTCTGGGCGCAGGCCGCTGTAGCTGCGACGCGGGTCATACATGCCTTGCATCAGGTCGAACCAGTCCCCAAAAATGTAAACGCTCGCCTTGAGAGCGAGCGCCTGGTCGAGATGGGCCTTCAGCATGTCGCGGTCGCATTTCACCGAGTCGTAGTGAACGTCGGAGAGCAGGAGGGCCACCGGCTGCACCACGTTCGTGGGTATCGTACGGAGCTCCCTGAACTGGCGCGGCCCGTGTTGGCTCAGTAGACCCATATCGTATCCTCGGGTTTGCCGGGATCGTTGTCGACGTGAATGAAAGTACCGGCGATGCCGATGCGGTTGAATCCTGCGCGGATGCAGGCCGCGACGATGGCGAAACGCAGGATGGTATTTGGCGCTGCGATGTCGGCTGCATGGCCGGTCAGGTGCGCGCTGTTCTTCGCCGTTTTGTAACCACGTTTGCCCAGGGCTTCGTGGTGTGCTTTGGTCCGGTACCCGCTGTTGATTTTGAACGGCACGCCGGCGATGTGGCGCGCTTCGTCCAGCATGTACAGGAATTCTTTGTCCATGTAGGCACCGCTGCCGGGTGCGTCAGGGCTGTCGAATTCAGCCGTTTTGAAATAGCGCATGGTGCAATGATACCAAACCAGTTGCACGTCAGCGTTCGAGCTTCGCCAAAAGTTGCGCCAATGTCAGTTCGATTTTGTGGATGCTGTCCACAATTTCTTTCTGCATCTTCCTGCTTTCGTTGTCGTTCAGTTCAAGCTGAATCACTCTGCCTTTGAGCCGTGCCACGTCGTTTGACATGCGGACGTAGACGCCGAACACCGCACCCAGCGCGGCCAGCAAACTGATGATAGTTTCCGTTGACATGCCTGCGAATTTAAGGCACAGCTATTTGGCCTACCGGCCCTGTCCTTTGTACGGTTTCCGGTACAGCTTCGAACGTTTGTGCGTTCCCTGCTTTGTCTTAGCGTGGACGCCCGGTCTGCTCACCTGCCGCTC